TTCGCTTGAGATAGCAGCGGTATTTCCTGCAACCGTTGAAGTCAGGGCCGTAATATCAGCCGCCAAAGCACTATCAGCACTTGCGCGGGTGCTGGCCTCACTGGAAATAGCGGCGGTGTTGCCGCTTGCCGTTGAGGTTAATGCTGTGACGGTTGCCGCAATGGCCGTATCTGCGCTGGCGCGGGTTACCGCCTCACTCGAAATTGCAGCGGTGTTGCCTGCGACCGTTGAGGTTAACGAGTCGATACGGATATTTAAATCCGCCGCGGGCTCTGCCCAACCCGTTAAAACATCACCTTGTTCAAGCTGGAAGTCATCAAATTCAAGCCAGCCATAGTGGCCCGTGCCAACGATTGAAACAAAGAAGTTCGTATCAATTGACGCGCCCCAGGTTAATCGAACGGCGTAGCGTTGCCATTGGGTTGTTAATGCCGGGTTTAAAATATCAACATTGCCGGACGGGTTGATGTTGAAATACACAGCCATCGTTGCGCCAATATTGGTATTCGTTGCCCGCGCATACCACGACAATACAAACGTTTGGCCGGGTAAAAACGGAGCGCTACGGAAAACCCCCTTTGTATTGGTGTTTGGCGCAGCCCACGCAATACGCTGAGCCAACGTCCCGGCGCGACGACCTGTGACCAAAGCAACATTTGTGGTGTCGCCACCGTTGTTGTAAACACTCCAGCCATCAGCCAAACCATCGGCGTTAGTGTCAACCTCGAACGAGCTGTTAACACAGAGATTGCCGCCGCCTAAATCGATATCCAGTTTTTCCGGCGTGACCGCTTTCACGGCTAATTTAGGAGCAGTTACCGCCAAGGCGGCGAGTTTGGTTGATGTGATCGCTAAATCAGCAATCATGCTTTCAATTACCTCACCGGGGCCGATGGCGCCAGATGCCGATAATGGTTGAACGGTTAGCTCACTACTCATATTGAGCCCGGTTGCGCCAAACACATCGGACGCCGCCGCGCGGATGTAGTAATCAACTCCGCCCTCTAATAACGTTCCGTCATTCAGCCGGTCAATTAATACTGTGTTGGCAGGCCCGTTATAAACCAGCGTGGTGCTGCTTGGGGTAAAACCGCTGGTAGTGCTCACGTAAATTAAAATATTGGCAAAATCAACGTCAGCAGGTTTTGTGCATTTGAAAAACAATGACTCCCATCCACCTGTTACCGACAATCCAGACAGCGCAGCAGGAACTGGGTTATTCACCACCAATGTCGCAGCCGAAGAACTAACTCCATTGGCACTGTTTGCAGTTACCTTAAAGGTTAAATCACGGAAAGGGCCACCATCAGCCGTGGCATCCTCCCACGAATAAGCAAACCGGGTTACATCACCCACGTTCACAGTACGCTCAAGCACCGTTGACCAAACTTCTACCGTGTAACCCAATGCACCGGGCGTGCGATTCCATTTAATAGCGACCGATGTTCCGGTGAATGGCTGCTCCAACGCCAATCCAGAAACATTGGATACCACGGCACCAGCCAGCACATAACTGGTTGCGCTGATTGAATCCAGATCCTGAATGCCGCCTTGAAACTGGTTGAACGATTGCAGCTTGACGTAGATCGTGCGGCCAATCATTTCGGGCGAATACGAGTATTTGAAGACGCCGCCATCCAAGCGGATGAACTTAGAGGCGCCGGCGTGCGATCCAATGGGCGTGCCATAGGCACCGCGCACCAGGTAGCCAAGGTTGTATTGATTTAAGCCGGTTAGGGTTGCATCACGATAGGCCAGCAGCTCACCACCCACATAACACAACGTCACTAAATCGGTGGCATCTTGAGTGGTACCCGGCGCTAGGATTGACCGCGAAACACTAAGGTCAACAGCCAAGGTGTTTACAGTATCCAGCGCAGCGCCAGAAGCCAGCGTGGCGGATAAAACACCGTGGCGAGAATTGCCGGTGATGCGGCCTGCGCGGGCGTAGGTGGCATTGTCGGTGCTGATCCACACATCGCAACCACCCCACTCCGTGCCGCCAGACGTGGCAATCCATGCTTCAGGAGCGCCAGATAAGGCAATCGGCGGCTCAAAAATCACAGGGGCATTGGCATTGCCCGGTGCGATGTTGTAATCAATGCCAGTGCCACTGGAAACAGGTACAGGGTAACGGGTTCCGGTTAGGGTTAGGCTTGGCAGCTCTTCGGCTTTAATCGACAGGCCGCCGTCTTCGTCTTCTTCAATCTCCAAAATCCGAACAGGCGATTTGATTAACCCGAGCCCACTATCGGTGATAGTGACAATATCCAGCGGCTCAAGCAGGGCAAAACGCCAGCCCAATTTAAACTCGTAGGTGTTGCGGATGTAAACCGAACGGTTTTTGATATGGTCGGCCACCACTTGGGCAACATTGGCATCACAAATTTCTTTGAACGTGATTGGATCTTCTGGGCGCTCACCCGATTGCTCGATACTGGCACGGTCTTTTGATTCGGCAATATCATCGGCGTAATCCAGATCGCGGTTTAGAAACTTAACCGTGATTTTGTTTTTGGCATCCGCCGTGCTCACCCGGTCACACTTAATTGGGTCATCACTAGCCGGTAAAAAATCATCGTCCGTCAGGTCGTAAACAGCGGTGGTATTCGCGGTAAATGTTGCGCCGTTGTCCGTGAAGGTTGAGTCTGCCAGAGGGGCGAATTTTAAAACACCGTCGCTATAAGTCACGCCGGTATTGGCGATGGTTAATAGGCGCTTGATGATGTCAGACGCAGGCTCTTGATCAATGTAGGCGGGGCTCACAAGGATTTTTGAGGCTTGGCAAAAATTCTGCATGGCCGTCATCGAGCCAACTTTTCCAGACGGGATGCCCACAGCATCACCCGCCGTCAACAGGTCGTAAATCACCGAGGCCGGGTTTACGTCGCCCGTGGTAACAGAGCCCGCACCAACCCCGGATAAAGGGCCGGTAACTTCAACCGTAACTTGCGGGATTGAGGCGTCACCACCTAAATCAAACAGGCCAGAGGCGATATAACTGGTGCCACGGTAGGACAATGCCTCATCTGGATAATTTGTCTGGGTAAACCCAAAAGCCGTTTGCGTATCGTTGCCGGTGTAAAAACTAAAACCGAACTGCGACAAACTACCCTTGGATTTGCCAACCCAAACATTATCAATCGCAGAGGTCACGCCAGAGCAAACCGCCATTGCCAAGGCAACGGTGTAGGTGTAGCTGATATTGGTTGTGGTGCCACTTCCACCCTTACCTCCAGCATCTTGGGTGGTTTTATGTTCAATGCTTTTAAAATCGTTACGCCAAATCGTGTTGATCTGAATGCGATTTTTCCCATAAAGACGAGGGATCGCGCGGCCATAGGTTGCCGTTGATACACGAACACTGGCGGCGGCTGGGGCGCTACTGGATACCGTGTCTTTATTTCCGCTCATGTGACCATCCAATAAAAAAGCCACCCGAAGGTGGCTTATGCCCGAAGGCGTTAATCTTTAATTTGAATTACCAGGGGGAATAAACCCCCGCCAGACGGCTATGCAGTTTTGGGTTTTGCTCGACGTTATCCAAAATAACGCCATGCCCATGGTAGGCATGAATAATTTCAGGCCACGCTGTAACAATGCCGCCATGCGAGATACACCGACCAAACTTAAACAACACAATGTCGCCGGGTTTTGGTGTTTCTACCGGTCGGCAGCGCTCTGTTACAAAGCCTAAATACCGCTCTTGATCGCGGTGAAACATCCAGTCGCTGGGGTATTCGCCGGGGTCAAAGTCAGCAACTACGCCAGCGTCGGCATACACGGCAATCAAGATTTGCCCGCAATCCACGCCCGCCCCCTTTACCCGAGCGTGATGCTGATATGGGGTTCTTAGCCATGACCGAGCCTCTGCAACAACGGCGGCGCGTTGATCTGACTCGCTCATAGCATTGTTTCTGGTAATGGGATGTAAGGAAACGCGCGGAAATTAATCACGTTAGAAAACTTAATCACGCAATCACCAGTAACCGGATCTCTTGATTTATTGCACCCCGGATTGGCGGTAAAGGCATCGCCTGCTAGGGCAATACTTGGCAGCGGCGTCGATAACTCAAATACGCCACCTGAAAACGCACGAACCGAGCGAGTTAGCCCCGCATTGGAGCCAGAGGTAAAGGTGATTGTCCCCAATGTAAAATAATCGGCGACTTGGCTTAGCGCTGTTGTAATGACCGAGGCCGTGGCGCTCGTCACCGTGCCAGTAACATCGTAATCAGCCTTAACTTTTTTGCAGTTAGAATCACCAAAGTTATTCATGCAGCCGGATTGAAATACCGGAATCGGCAACTTTACGTTCAGCAATTCGAGATCCGAAACAACCTCAAGTGATGCCTCATTCCGCTGGGCGGTAACTGAAGCCACCCGCCCTTCAAATAACAGCAAGGCACCGGCGCTGGTGTCATTCCACGTTTTTGCCATCAGTCGGTCTAACCGTACACGGGCATCATCCAACTTGCCCATGCGCACGGCCTGAATCCACGGCGTCCCGTTGATCGATTGGCCGCCATTGTCGTAAACATTAATCGACAAGGTATCGACTTCTATCCCGACCGTAGTCCGGGTTTTACCCCGTTTTAATAGTGGGCCGGTACAGCTGAAAATCGTACCGCCGACATTTAAGTTAACGTCTGCGCTGGTGTAGCGCATGGTCGTACCATCGTGCAGGGTGAAGGTGTAAAGGTCGGCCATGTAGAACGTTGAGGCCGGAGTGCCAAACGGAGTTTCTTTGACATAGGCCGGCGTACCAGACCAAGTTGCTGTGCCTGCATGAAGGCCCGTTACGCTAATGGTTGAGCCCTGCCCCTCATCAAACCCGATAAATGCCAGCGGGCGAATGCCAATCAATTCGCCGGACTCTGTTAGCTCTGCAATCTGATCGGCAGTGGGCTCAAAGCCACTGTAAAACGCCAGGTGATCAATCGCCCCTTTATAGCGATAGGTCGACGGGGTACTGGCTCCAATGGTTAACGCGGAAACCTCATCAGGATAAACCGCGTAGCCAGTACCGCCCGTAACCAAGTGACCATCAACATACAGCGCAGCCGCGCCATTAACGCAAACCCCAACAACACTGTGCCAATCTTTCACGCTAAAAACAGGACTGATTCTCACAACCCAATCCGAGCCTTTTTTAATGCCAAAGCGCAGCGTGCTGTTATTCAACACATTCAACGAACAAATATCAGTAGAGCCATGGCTGTTGTTAAAAATGAATTGATTGGCCGCCCCGCCCGATTGAAACTGACAACGAACATGAAAGAACCAGGTGCCAGTAGCCGTGACCTCTGAAAGAGCCGTGGCGGTTACCGAATTGGTTGAGCCATCAAAAAGCCCCGCATAAGCGGGGCCGTTGAGAAGTGCTAAGAGTTGTGGGGTTGCCGCTTTCATATCACACCTTATTGGCTGTTGAGCCCTTAAACGCCAGCGTTTTTAGTTCAAAAAATTGCTTTAAAAACTCTGCAAACTCGGAGCTGTCTTGCAAAAATCGACAGCGGAAGTAATAACCG